CTTCTAATAATCCAATTCCTTTTAGCAAAAAATCAGTAGGTACAACCATATCTGAATCAATCATAACTATATATTTGCAATTGCTTTCCCTTGCGAAGTCCACAATCTTTTGTCTAGCATCATAAATTAAACAACTACCAACCATGTGATAAACTGCCTTAAATCCTGCTGGTAGCTTTAAACCCAACAAACTCATAACCGTATTCCATGGGAATGTTCCTGTGTGTGGCAATCCTATACATATTTTATTTTCATGTTTCATAATATAACCCTCCTGAAAGTTATTTTCCTGTGGTATTAGAGAGAAGGGAGACAGGACACTCCTTTGTTGCCGTCGACAGGCTATCCCTCTAATTATTTATTAAGCTTCGTATCTTGCTTCATCTCTTTCAATTACTGCTGAAATTGCTGTTGGTGTAGCTGATACAACGTGTGCATATAAATGCGTATAATTTGATGTCAAGTCTGCTGTGTCGATTTCAACTTGCAAAATAACATCTGAAGCCGATGTAATAGAACCAGTAACAACGGATGCTGCCACTTGTGTTCCTCTTACGTTTGAGCCTGTGCATTGGTACATCGAAAGAGTGATAACCCCTTCGCCCTTTTGGTCTGGCAATCTATGTGCGTATAATTTAGCAACCGCATGACGATATTGATTCATTGCAACCGATGCAGAACCAGAAATCGCCGCCGATGAAGTTGGGTATACTTGTACGCTTGTTGTAACTCTTTCAGTTGTTAATTTCATTGTGTTATTCTCCTTTCGTTAGTTTTTATTAAGCTATTGTTACGAATGGTGATAATGTAACTCCACCATTTCTTGGTGTGATTGCTGATTTTAGCCACGGTTGACCGTCTACACGTTTGATACATCTGTATGCCATTTGGTCTGTTTGGAATTTGAAGTGTTGTGAGTAATCAGTTCTCAAACCACCTCTATCGCCGATTAAGTAATGTGACCAATCCGCAAGGATAACATCGCCTTTAGTTCCTAGTGCTGAGCACTTTTCAGATACTATCATAGGGATACCGTATAATGTTCCGCCCGGTTTTCCTGTGATGTTAGCATGCCACACATAATTTCCGCTTGGGTCTGTTAATGTGTAGATTTGTGGTAATGCTGATTGATTAACAACAAATACCGCTCTATCAAGTGAACCTTTGAATCTAGCAATCATATTAACAATGTCAGAAGGATGAACTTGGCTTGCTGTTGCTCTTGATACTGATACTAAGCAAGGAGCGGACAAGATTCCTAATGGCTTGTTAACTCCATCACCGTTGATAAATGCGAAATCTTCTTCAAACGCTAACACTTCACCGTACATTTGAGTCAATAATGAACCCATGTTTGTGATTGCGTCTTGTTCCATTTCGTTTGAGTCTTCAACATAAGCCGTTAGCTTGCTAACTTCTAACTTTACATTGTCAAACGTTGGCTGTGATTCTGTAATTGATGCGTTTTCATTTCCCCAATATGCAGTAGCTCCACCATAGATAGAGCCGTTTGCATTACTTGACATATCAAGTGCAGGGAAATTTACTTGCGGAGCGTTCATTTGGATAATTCTTGCGCCGTTGTTTCTAACAACTGAATTTTCAAGGTTTACTCTCAAAATTTCGCTCATGTATTGCTCTGGCACTAAATAACCGCCTGTGTTTCCTGCTCCTTCTGCTAAATCTTTGATTCTGATGTCTCTAGCTTTTACCATTCCAACAAATTCGCTAAAGTCTTTGAATCTTGGAGCTTCTGGTGCTTTTTCGTGATTAACTCCTGTAAACCCTTTTGTTATAGCTTCGGTCATGTTTGCCAAATGCTTTTCCATTTGAGTCTCAAGAGAACCTACTTTTTCATCCATTTCCTTGTCTCTGTTGCTCATCATTTCTTTTAGTTTTGCCACGTCTTCCATTGACGCCTTTTTCGTTGCTAATTCTTCTAGCAATAATTTAATTGCATCCATTTTTAAGTCCTCCTTTTAGAGATATTTTTTAATTTCTGCCATAATTACTTCTATATCCTGCGACTCTTTCGCCTTTTGAGTGTCAATAGACGGCTCATTATTGCCAATGAGTGCTTTAATGCTCTTTAATAATTCCATTGCTACAATATCCATTACGTTTCCGTTACTGTATTGATATTCGCTTAAAAGTGCTTTAACATCTGTTAATTGTGCCAGTGGATTTGACGCAAAAGTTACTGTACTTATTTCATATAACTTCAACTCTTTTAAATAGTTAACATTCTTTTTTGAATCGTAATCTTCTTTTATTGTATGATAACCGATAGACAATTCATCAATTACGCCATCACGCATTAAAATCATTGCTTTTTTACCCATATCTGTATCAGATACTTTAGCTTGAAAAAACAATCCTTTTTCATCCTCGTACATATCTAACATTTTACCTATAGGCTCTTTCAAATTATGTTGCCATAGCATTTTTATTTTGCTTTTTCTTTCTTTTAGCGTTTTGGCAAAAGCACCTTTCATCACGATATCGTTGTGACTGTCAACATTGCCAAATATACTACCATAACCACTTACAATATTTTTTTCACTTTCTGCTTTTATTTGCGTTGATATTGTTTTAAAATTCATCCTTTACTCTCCTTTCTTGTAATGAAAAATATATACTATATAGCATATATTTGTTTTTTTAGCTTATTCATTAAATTTTCTTTATCATTGCAATAATCATATTCTTTGACTCGTATTAATTTATATCCATTTTCTTTGTAATATTTATTTTTTCGCTTATCTTTTTCGATAATTCTCGGCAATGAATGCCAATAATCACCATCAAACTCAATTATTAATTTTTTATCTCTAAAATAAAAATCTGGCACAAACTGACCTATTTTAGCTTGTTTTTCAAACTTATAACCCAACTTAGACAAATCTTTTCCAAATCTCTTCTCAATCTTGCTTACTGATTTTTGACTATATCTAGCCTGATAAGCACCGTTGCAATTGTGAGAGCAAAACTTGCCATTATTTCTTTCTTTTCTTTTCAACCAAGCTGTAGGTATTTCAAATTCTTTGTTGCACCAAGCACATATTCTTTTAATGTGTTTATCTGGTTCATACTTAGGATTTTTCGCACCTACCCATTCTTTTCTATGCTCATCCATGCAATATTTAGAGCAATATTTTTTTCTATCTATTCCTTTTTGTTTCAAGTCATAACCAACTAACTCAATTTCTTTGTTGCAGTGTTTACAATTAATCTTTTCTCTTTTTGCTCTATTTAAAACTTTATTGTGTCTTACATCTTCATAAAAACACTCATTAGAACAATAGGGCATTTTACTGATTTTTAATTCACTTAAATATTTTTTAGTGTCTTTGCCGCAAAAAGTGCATTTTACTATTTTTGACGTTTTCATCGAGTTGCGTCTACATTCAACTGAGCAATAATTAGCTCCATACCCTTCATAATACTTACCACAAAAATCACAATTTTTCTTATATATTGTTGGCATAAAAACAACACCCTCCAAAGTGTAAATTCTCCAATAATTCGTGTAAGAAGTGCGATTGGAGTTTCGCACTTTCGCTCCGTCGAGCTATCTTACTATGCTAGTATAACATATTAATCATCGGATTCATACCCTATCGCACACCTGCAACGAATGGTATTACTCGCACTTCCGTTTGGGTCACCTGGCATTAACAACTTTTCTCCACCAACAACAAACTTTTCGTCAAGTGGTATTGGCTTGTGGCTTCCTGCTTTGGCGTGTGCATCTCTAACCCTCGAATCATATGTTCTTATCCAAATCTTTTTTAGTTCAATATCAAAGTCATCTTCTGCCTGCATCGCTGCCGACATACTGCCAAAATTACTTGCCCTTACAACTTCTGTTCGTGCTATTGTTTCTGACCTGTTCGGTATAAACTGTTCGAGATACAACTCGTCAATCGTCAAAGCTATTTCTTCAATGCTTAATCCCTCATCAATTCCAAGCTTTATCCGTTGCTTAATCTTTTCTTTTGTCGTATCGTTTATTCGCGTTATCTGTTCAGCAACTACAAACTTTATCCAATCCTTTATGTAATCACTGAAACGGTTGAAAATATTAACTTTTTTTTGTTCTTTTTTTATTTTATTATACGTTTTTTCTCCAAAATCTTGAATAGTTACGTTATAAATTGCTGTTAGTCTTTTTGCTTTGTCCTCGGATAACTCGTCAACTATTTTTTCGTAGTTGTTCACATCTTCCAGAACTGCTTTGCGTTCCTTCTCAAAGGCAATTTTGAACTGTTCTATTGCTCCATTCTCAATCTTTGCCCTATCGTCTTCTATCGCTTTCCACTGTATTTCTTTTTGTGCTTCGTCAACTAAATTAATAAACTTTTTTTTTTCGTCTTCCCGTGGTTCTTTTTCTTCGTTCGGGTCTATCTTTCCAGTTATCTCGTAAATATATTTATCGCCATCTTCAACATCTTCAAAGCCTATTTCGAATCTAGCTTCATTCTTTGTTAATAATCCTGTTTTAAAATTTTCTCTTGCCCTTTTACTTTTCTCGTTAATATCTTCTTGCAATGATGCAACACTATCTAAACAGTATCTTATTTCTAAATTTTCATTGTACTTTTTCGCAATATACAAATTCAAACAAGCACATATAGGCTCTAAATATTTTGGAATTATTGTATTTTTCCACATTGCTTTATCAGCTTCAGCATAATTTGCGTATGTCTGCCCCTCAGGGTCTCCTACTACTTGCGAAGGTACTCCAAAAGCCGAACAAATTTCTATTCTGTTTAGCTTCCTTTGGTCAATAAAATCCATGTCAACGCTGGACAAACCAAACGGTACATAACTAGCCTTTTCAGCGTTTAACACTAACGGAACCCTTGCATTTTTCGCCCCACCGTATCTCTTTAGCCATTCTGTTCGTAGTTTGTTCTGCATCTCTGGAGAAGGATTCTGTACTTGTATTGCACCCGGTGGCACGGCTTGATTTTGTAGTTGTGACTTATTCCAATCAACTGCTTCATTTTCCGTATCAATTGTTCTAGCCAACGCACGAATAGGACTCAACCCCTCATAATAATCAAGTGGGTCGGTAAACTTGGACCAAATAATATCCTTATCGGAATATATCTTTGTCTCTCCGCTGGTCATATACTCAAACCCACTCACAAAATTAATTCTTGACGGTATCGGCTTTACCTTGTGCGGATATAAAGGATATATTTGCGTTGGTATTACTGGATTGTTCATTGTAGCAAAAAACTTTCCTTGCGTTGCCAAATATGTAGCCCATAAGTCAAAAAAGTCCTTGCTAGTCATATTCGGGTTGATG